CGGTATCGAAGCCGGGTTCTGGAGACTGTCGGACCCATTCTTTGGTAAACTTAGTGCGGGCAATACTCTCGCGTATTAGGAGAAATAGAAAATGACTGGTTGGAAAGACTGGACCGTTGGGGAGGTCGTAACCGAACCCGACTTCCAAGCGTACGTCCAAAACCAGGTCGTCCAGGTATACGCGGGTACAGCTTCGCGCGGAACGACTTTAGGTACCGCCGTAGTAGAAGGTATGGTTTCATACCTAGAGGATACAAACGCCGTAGAGGTGTACGACGGGTCCGCGTGGGTATCTATTGCCACGGGCGACATTACGGCCGTTACCGCGGGTACAGGGCTTACCGGTGGCGGAACTTCGGGTAGCGTAACTCTAAACGCAAACTACGCCGCAATCGGTTCGGGGATTACTATTGCTTCTTCGCAAGTTACCGACATTGCTACCAACTACGTCGCGCGCACTAATGGCGCGGTAACAACCGCCGCGGTTGGTTCTGCCGTAGTTAGAAATATCAGTCTTGGAACAGTCGCACCGGGAACCGCTATCGGTATGGACGGCGACGTATTCCTTGTTTACACACCATAAAGGGGACCAATGAGCGCGCACGTTAGGCTATCGGGTTCGTGGAGCAACGTTAGCGATATCTACGCTAGGGTCGGCGGATCTTGGAAAGAAGTAGCCGAAGGTTACGTAAAGCTTTCGGGCGCGTGGAAACAATTCTTTAGCGCGGGTACGCCGCTTACCGTGAATTACTTGGTTATTGCCGGTGGAGCTGGTGGCGGTGCTGGTGCTGGTGCTTTTTGGTCCGAAGCGGCCGGCGGTGGCGGTGCTGGTGGCTATCGCACTTCCGCGGGAACTTCGGGCGGAGGCGCTAGCGCAGAATCGGCACTTACCTTAGCGGTAGCAACAAACTACACCGTTACCGTGGGCGCTGGTGGCGCAGGTGGAACTTCTTTCCCAGCAGACGGGGCCAATGGTAGTAATTCAGTATTTGCTTCTATAACGTCTACTGGCGGTGGCGGTGGTGGACGTGGTGGCTTAACTTCGTCTAGTAATACTGGAAAAAATGGCGGTTCAGGTGGAGGCGCTGGACCGCAAAACGCCACTTTCGGAACTGGAACTACTAATCAAGGGTACAACGGTGGCCAAGGCCATATAAATAATGGTTCAAATAATGGTGCTGCTGGTGGCGGTGGAGGTGGCGCTGGTGGAGTTGGTGGCAATGGTGTAGCGCCAGGGGGAACAATTACAGGCGGTTCTGGCGGGGTTGGCGTTGCTTCTTCCATAACTGGTACTAGCGTTACCCGTGCCGGTGGCGGCGGTGCTGGTGTTTATGCTGGTACTGCTGGTTCTGGTGGTTCTGGTGGCGGCGGTGGCGGAGGAATCCACGTTACTTCACAAAACCCAGTAGCCGGCACGACCAATACTGGCGGTGGCGGTGGTGGAGGAACTTCCAATAAACTAGGTGCCGCCGGTGGATCTGGTGTCGTTATTATCAAATACCCAGACTTCTACGCTATCTCCGTAGCGGCCGGGCTAACCCATTCAACAGTAACTTCGGGCGGGTTCCGCGTTACAACTTTTACCGCAGGAACGGGAACCGTTAGCTTTAGCGAAGCCGTCGATAGCGACTACGTACTAATTGGAACTACTTACCTATCTTCTTCGCAAGCGTCGGTAACGTTTGACGTAACCGGGCTTAGTGGGACCTATAAGCACTTGCAACTAAGAGTTGTAGCACGTACCAATCGTGCGGACGTAGGCGACGACATTATTCTTAGGTTCAACAACGATAGCACCGTAGCTAATTATCGTTATCACGCGCTTTACGGAACCGGTTCGGTTGCCGGATCTGAAAATTCGCAAACCGCTAGTGGCGCTAGATTTATGCAAGCTACGGGCAATAACTTTACGGCTTCGGCTTTCAATGCTGGAATTTGCGATATTTTAGACCCATTTTCAACGACTAAAAACAAAACCATAAAAACCTTATCTGGCGTTCCAGGTTCTTACGACAGAATTTGGTTGGCTTCTAATCTATGGGCAAGCACGGCTAGCGTTACAAGCATTACGTTAGTTTCTGGATTTTCCGCTAGCTTTGTAAGTGGAACGCGTTTTTCAATCTATGGAATTAAGGGATAGCAATGGGTAGGCCAACATATATTCCACTAGCAACGCTAACGCTTACTGGATCAGATTCACTAATCGTATTTGATTCAATCCCGCAAATTTACCGAGATTTGATTTTGATTTCAACCGGGACACCCGCAAGCGGAGCAGACGCATTGAGATTTAGATTTAATGGGGATACGGGCAACAACTATTCATTCGTGCGTATATGGGGCGAAAATAGCAGCGCATTTAGCTCGTCAGCGACTACTAACTTCGGTTATTCCGGTGACTTGCCAGGAACCAATCCCCGATTTTTAAGTAAACTGCAAATTATGGATTACAGCGCAACCGATAAGCACAAAACCACCTTAGTAAATCACGCTTACGATCCTTCCGTAGCTTCTTACAATGCGTTTACTACTGCTAATCGTTGGGCTAATACAAGTGCAATAACTTCAATTAGCATTTTTTGCGTTTCTTCATTCAACGCCGGTTCGACGTTTAGTCTCTACGGGATAGCGAGTTAGCCAATGGATCTAATACAGACGGTAACAGTTGGGTCCGGCGGTGCGGCAAATATTGAGTTTGGAACCGGGGCAAGTATTCCACAAACTTATACGGACCTACTATTAGTTTTTAGTGCAAGAGTGTCAGTTACCGACGGCGGGCTTAGGCTACGCGTAAACGGTTCAACCGCTAATCTTTCAACCAGGCTTCTATATGGCAACGGATCTACTGCAACATCGGCTACCGATACTACTTATTTGGGTTCGGTTCCAAATAGCGGGTGGACCGCTAATACTTTTGGTAACGGTAGTTTGTATATCCCGAATTACACTTCTAGCGTTGCTAAACCTTTTACAGCGGATTTAGTAGACGAAAATAACGGCACTACCGGTATTCAATGGCTTACCGCTGGACAGTTCAATTCTTCGTCCGCAATCACGTCGTTAGCGCTTTTCAACGCCGGCGGTGGAAACTTTGTACAACATTCCAGCGCGAGTCTTTACGGCATACTAAAGGGATCAGACGGAACAACAACCGTAAGCTAAAGGAAGATAAAAATGAGTGAAACCATTACCCGCTTGGTCGTAGACCTAAGCAAGCCCGAAGGCCACCCGGAGCGCGTCCAGTCAATCCCGCTTACCGCGGAGGAATTGGCGGAACGTGAGCTAATGGCGGCCCAGGCCGAAGCCGAACAACTGGCACGTGAAGCCGAAGCAACCGCTAAGGCGGAAGCTAAGGAATCTGCCATTGCTAAATTGTCGGCGCTTGGCTTGACTGAATCAGAAATCACCGCGCTTATCTCTTAGGTAGAATAGACCTATGGCCCACTACGCATTTTTAGACGCGAACAACGTCGTTACCGAAGTAATCGTCGGTCGCGACGAGTGGGAAGAAGTAGACGGAATTACCGACTGGGAAGCCTATTACGGCGAACTACGCGATCAAGTCTGCAAGCGAACAAGTTACAACGGCAACATTCGCAAGAACTACGCCGGCATTGGGTATACCTACGACCCAGCGCTGGACGCGTTTATTGCGCCTAAGCCGTTTGATTCTTGGTTGCTAAACGAAGAAACCGCACAATGGGAAGCGCCTATTGCTTACCCAACCGACGGCCTAATTTATTCTTGGAACGAAGAACTAGGCGACTGGGAACCAACTAATTTCGGGATAGAGGAATAATGGCCGGGCTAGGTTACAAAGAGTGGGTCGCGGGCGAACAGCTCACGGCCGCTAATTTTCAGTCGTATTTCCAAGATCAAACCGTTATGGTTTTTGCTTCTTCCGCCGCACGTGGTTCCGCACTAACGGGCGTAGTTTCTGAAGGTATGGTTTCGTATCTACAAGATATAAACCAGTTACAGGTTTACAACGGTTCTAGCTGGGGCCAGGTTACGCCAGACGTGCCTAACGCTTCTCCCGGCACCGCTGGACTTGTATACGGACAAACTCTAACGCTTGGGTCTAACCACCTAAAGCTTGGCTACCTAGCCGGTGGCGCTGGAACGGCGGCGGGCGGTGGCCAGAACGGAAATATCGCAATTGGCCACACCGCGGGTACCGCGTTTACTACCGGTGGAAACGATATCGTAATTGGTCCGTCCGCCGCGCAACTTATGGCTAGCGGTAGCTACAATACGGCTATCGGCGCGCAATCCGCGTACGTAATGAACGGCGACAACAATACGACTATCGGTTTTGCTTCGGGTTATGGTTGGGGATCATCGGGAAGCAACAACACCGCTTTAGGCGCGTACGCCGGCGGTATGGCTAGCTTCTTTACCTATTCGGGTTCTAACAACGTTCTAATCGGCTACCAGGCTTCGCCGTCCAGTAACAGCGTTAGCAACGAAATTACTTTGGGCAATTCTTCTATCGCGACCCTACGTTGCCAGGTGACTTCGATTACTTCGCTATCGGACGAACGCGACAAGGCAGATATCGCGCCGCTAGAGTACGGCCTAGACTTTATCAACGAACTAGAACCGGTATCGTTCACTTGGGATACCCGCGACGGATCTAAGGTTGGCGACCTAGACTTTGGTTTTATCGCGCAACACCTAGCCGAAGTCGAAGATAAGTACGAAGCGGACCGACTAAAACTTACCCTACGCGAAAACGAAGATAAGTTGGAAGCAACACCGGGTCGCCTAATTCCAATCTTGGTAAAGGCAATTCAAGAGCTATCGGCGAAGGTTGCCGAACTGGAAGCGAAACAAAATGGATAACCTAGATATCTCGCACGCCGTAGAAGCGGCCCGTATCCGCATTGCGGAACTAGAAGCCAAAGAAACCCTAGACGAATACGAAGTGGCCGCCCTAGAAGCGCACAAAACATTCGTCGCGAACTTCGACTAAAATAGGCATACAACCTACGCCCCGGCACTAATAAGGCGTATCTAATGGACAACGAACAAATCCCGACGTGGGCTATTGAGCTAATAAAGCAAGTTGAGCGACTAAACGAGAAGATACCAACCCATATCGACTGGGTGGAGCGTAACTTGAAAGACCACGAACGCCGTATTCGCTTCTTGGAAAAAATGGTTTGGCTAGCCGCCGGTGCCGCTGGTTTCATTGGATCATTCGTTACTTCGATGTTGAAGTAAACTAGACCTATGCGCTTTCCATTCGACCCTAAGTTTATTACCGGGCGATTCGGCACACTATCCGAATTCCGCCGTAAGAACGGTATGCAACCCCACTCTGGCGTGGACTGGGCGCGCCCCGAAGGTACGCCAATTCCGGCAATCGGTAACGGCACTATTGTTCTAAAGCAATGGTCGGACGTTCTTGGCAACGTATCGGTGCAACGCGTAATGGGCGTAGATAAGAAGTTGTACTACGTTGGCTATTGCCACCTAGCAGAACCAGGGCTAGACGTAGGCACTAAGGTTAGCGAAGGCGATATTGTCGGCAAAATCGGCGGCGGAAAGAAGTTTCCAAGCGGTTCGGCTTCTACCGGTGGCCACCTACACCTAACCGTGTCGCGTGAAATCAAGGGCGTTTTCGGTCCGACTACAAGCAAGCAAGATCCAATCGAATTTATTAAGGCGAACAAGTGAAAGAAACAATCAAGCAATTTCTAGTCCGTTCTATTGGACTTACACTTGCGACCGCGTTCGGTGGCACGGCAGTAGGCGCGGCGCTTGGCGACGCACTTATGGGGACCCTAATTGGCGTTGGTTCGGCTTTTGCGGTCGTTCTAACGACTATCGGCGTGGCCGTGGCTTGGAAGGGAACCCTAGAGGTTTCAGACTTGCAAAACGCATTTCGCGCCGCCGTTGCGAAATCGGATAGCGAAGCCGTAGAGGACGCACTAAAGGTTACCCAGGACGGAAACTTCGACTTCGACGACGTAGACTTTGACGGCGACGAAGCACTATACGACCCAAACGCTAAAGACGACGTAGACTAGTCGGGAGCGCGTGGACCGGGCGCGTGGGCGACTACGCATACAAGCCCGCCACGGCTTCTTAGGGCTTGGAACGGTTTCGATTAGTTGTAAAGACCGCACGCGGAGACAACTAAGACCAGGGTTCGAATCCCTGCAAGTCCACGCGGATTTATACAACGCGAAAAAGTAAAGTAATTGGTTTCATAAAACGGACAATAACTACCGTTTATTGAAAACGTCTAGCGTTCGCTTGGGAGGGTACCCGCCCAGATCCCGTGGCGCTGGTTTGACTTTATGGCGTAGGTAAAACACTTAGCCCTTATCGGACATTCGTTACATAACTTCTTAGCAATCTTAATAACTACTTGGCGTTGTTCCGGGTGCGGAAAATCTTCCGGAAAGAAGAACTTTGGGTAATCTTCGCAAGGCACACCGCCGACCGCGTGTATCTCTCGCAAGAATTGTAAATAATCAGACGTAAAAAGTCCGTGGGTAGTCATAAAGTAAGAGTAACCAAGAAGGGGAATAAATGGACGTATTTAGTGGCAAGTTGAAAAACGGGGCAATCGACTTAGGTTTTTACGAATCCGGTAGTCCGGAGTGGCACGCCCTACGCAAAGACGGAATCGGCGGAAGCGAAATAGGTACTTTGCTTGGTTTGAATCCGTGGACTAGCGCGGTGACACTTTGGGCCAAGCGACTAGGGCTTATCCCAGACCCGCCGCTAACATCGTTTGCAGTAAAGCTAGGAAACAAGCTAGAACAACCTATTCTGGAACTATTCGCGGAAGCACACCCAGAATACGAAATCTACCGCGCCGGCACTTACCGCCACCCGAAGATTAGTTACCTACACGCCAACCCAGACGCTATCGGTGTTCACAAAGACACCGGGGAAATCGTAGTAATCGAAGTAAAGACTTCTCGCAACTACTGGGACAAGGTTCCGCCGGCCTACGAAGCCCAGGTGCAACATTACCTAGACGTGCTAGGCGTATGCCGTGGATACCTAATCGGCCTAGTTGGTATGGACTGGGTAGAACACGAAATCACGATAGACGACTTCGCGACGGCCACGGCGCACTTGGTCGCGGAGGAATTCTGGAATTGCCTACAAAACGGCACAATGCCGGAGTGGGACGGTTCCGCGTCTACTTACGAAACGTTGCGCGATCTACACCCAGAGATTACCGACGAAGAAGTTTATATTGACGGCGGGCATAACCTAGCGCTAGCCCAGCGCAAGTTTGACGAAGCGGAAAAAGAGCTACAAGAACATAAGAATCAAGTAATGGCACTTATGGGAACGGCCAAGCACGCTTACGTAGAGGTAGACGGCGAACGCGTGAGAATCGCTAGCCGCCAAGCTAAGGGCCAAGGCCGACCATATCTAGTAGTTAGGAAATAAAATGCACGTTTTACTTGGGGACGACGTATCGCTGGTAAAAGAGACTGGGGATACTCATATCGTAGTTAGTGGCCGGGTCGCGGGCTTAGTGCTAGACGACCACCGCCAACTTAGGCAGATCTACATTCACGGGCTAGATGTTAGTTTGTGGGTTAGTGACGGTTGGAAGTTTATAGACGAGGAAGAAGAAGATAATGCCGAAGTATGACTTGGAAGCGTACGCAACCGTTGCGGAGCGCTTAGCCCAATTTCATAAAGACCACCCGGACGGCCGCATTGTGACTAAATGGGTAAACACCTACGAAACTTTTACCGGCGCTAGAACTTGGGTCGTAAAGGCCACTATTTACCTAGACGCGGGCGACCAGGCTAACAAGCTAGCAAAAGGCACCGGCTACGCTAGCGAAACCGAAGGCACCGGCGGCGCAAATAATGTAGCCCCGCTACCTAATGCGGAAACGTCGGCCATTGGGCGCGCACTAATGGCAATCGGGTACGCAATGAATAAGGATCCGAACACGCTAGCTTCGCGGGAGGAAATGGAAAAAGTAGCGCGTGTTGCGCAACAAGCAACGGACTACCTAGAAATTGCCAAGGGCATTACCGACGTGGCAGAACTACGGAAGCTATACACTAAAGCCAAGGCGGACGGCGCACGGCCGGAAGTTTTAGAGGAGTTAAAGCAAATTGCGGGATCACTTGATACTGGAAGCGAAGATACGGGAGCTAGAAGAAGCAACCCGCGTATCGCAAGAAACAAATAACGTCCCGCTAAAAGCGTTTTGGTCCCGCGAACTAATCTTTCACCTAGAGGGTTTATATGCTTCTATCGGAGATAACCGAACAACTAAGCCAACTAACGGCGGAGAATCGCCGGGGCGTTGAAGCGCTTTTTGCGGCCGAAGTTGCGTTAGCCGAAGCCGAACACGCGCTGGATCTAGTTGAACAAAGGTCGTTTATCAAGAACGAAGGCACCGTGGCCGACCGCACCGCGCTAGCCCGGCTAGAGAGCGCCGACGCACGGCTACAACGCGACCTTAGGAAAGCCGAAGCCAACCGAATCAAGGTAAAGATAAAAAGCCTAGAATCGGCGCTTATGGCATTGGCTACCCAGGCGAAACTAATAGGCGTGGAAACTAGACTTTAGGTTATGAAGCCTAAGCTAATCCAACAACTACGCGACCGGGATACGCATTGTTACCATTGCGGGCAGACTAACGACCTAGTGCCGCACCACCGCCGTAATCGCGCTATGGGCGGTTCTAAGTTGTTGGACAAGTTATCTAACCTAATTCTGGTTTGTTCGGCTTACAACGGCGCTATGGAGTCGGACGCGACCATTGCTAGCCAGGCGCGCGACTACGGCCACAAGCTAGGCCAATGGGACAATTTCGACACGCCAGTATTTGACAAAGTATCCCGTCGGTGGTTTATGATTACCGACAACGGGGACAAGATAGAGACGACCCCGCCGCAATTTCTAATTTAGGGGAATAAATGGATATAGAACTGATAGCCAAAGACGCGAGAAATCGGGCTATTGAGCAATCGCCGTACCGGGTTATTACGACCGAACACAAACTAGATCTAGCCGAAGAACTAAAGCAAATCTATTTTCACGCCGGGCGCTGGTCCGCTGGTTCCAGGGATTACTTGGCGCGCGAAGCCTATAAGGAATATTCGCGACGTGAGCGCTTAGTGAAATAGGGCTAGCAACTATGCCACTAATTCGCGGCCACCACGCGTTCGACGATCACTTTACCCAGATACCTAACGAATGGTTGCGGGATACCAGGCTTAGTTTTAAGGCCCGCGGACTATTGGCTTTAGTAATGAGCCATGCCAGCGGTTGGAGCCTAAGCATTGCTTCGCTAGCCGACCATAACCAAGAAGGCCGCGACGCTATTAGAACGGCAATAAGTGAGCTAGAGAAGTATGGCTATCTAAGCCGTTCGCAAGTGAACCTAGACGGAAAGTTTGGCGAAGCAATCTGGGTTACGCACGACCCTACGGATTACCCGTCGTCGGAAAATCCGCCGTCGGAAAATCCGACCCCTAAGAAGAACATAGATAAAGAAGAACAAGTGAAGAAAAACATTAACGCGTTATTCGAAGAATTCTGGAACGCATATCCCCGGAAGCTGGATAAGGCAAAAGCGTTTAGGGCTTTCAAGTCGGCCCTAAGCCGAACCACGTTCGAAGATGTTATGGCCGGTGTAATTGCTTATCGCAACGATCCAGCGCGCAACCCGGACTTTACGAAGTATCCGGCAACTTGGCTAAATGCTGATAGCTGGGAGAATGCCGCCAATCCAGCGCCACAATCGGAAGCGGCAGACCGCGCCCGCGTACGCCGTGAAAAAGAATTAGCCGCGTCCCGTGAATATCTAGAGCAACAACGCCAACAAGCGGAAAAAGCAACTGGGCCGGTGTATTGCGGACACGGTAAGAATCTTGCATTATGCGCCCCGTGTTCAAAATCACTAAACTAATGCCGTGGCAGATCAGTTTTGCACCCGGTGCGGGATTCTATGGGAAGTAAACGCGTCTCGGAAGAACCAAGAACTATGCGCTTCGTGCAGAACGCGAAAGCAACAACGAATAGGCGAATGTTTGCCGTGGCACGGTAACTTCGACTTGGACCAAATCACACCGGTTTACGACGACGGAAACGAAGTTTTACCAGGTAGCAGATCTTGCGGAAACGCCGACTGCGTAAATGTTGAACACGTCGGACCCGTAGCGTAAACTGAAACCCAACCTACAACTAAGGAATTATCTAATGGCAAGTATCGAAATCGAATCGGCACGCGTAGAACGCCTTATCCCAGGATACGGATTCAAGGCTAGCGAGACTACCTTTTACAAAGGCGAAGAACGCAAGACTTGGTACACCGTTTGGAGCAAAGAAACCGTAGCCGAAGGCGACATTGTTTCTATTGCCGGCGATCTAAGCGTAAAGCTAGAGGAATTTACCGGGCGCGACAACCAGCCAAAGAAAATCGCGGCTATCCACGTAAACAATGCGCTTATCTCTACCGCCGACGCACCGTTCTAATGAAGCTGGTTTCTAACGTTCTGGTTTTAACAATGGCCGTAACGTTCGCGTTACTAGCCCTACAAGCCGAACCAGTAACCCAGGTTCTAGGGTTTGTGTTTAGCGCCCTATTGTTTATCGCCGTGGTCGTCGGTTGGAACCGTGCAGATAAGGATTAGTGGCACACCGACTAGCCAAGGATCCAAGCGTGTTTACAATGGCCGCATAGTCGAAGCCGCCGGTAAGAATCTAAAAGTTTGGCGTAAAGCCATTGCCGACACGTGCTTGGCGGAAGTAAAAGAAGATCACCAATTACTACTTGGCCCGGTACGGGTCGAAGTCGTCTTTCACCTACTTAGACCAAAAACAGTTAGTGAGACAAAACGGGCGTGGCCAATAGTCCCGCCCGACGTGTAGATAAATTGTTACGCGGATTATTGGACGGTATCGGGCAATCGCAAGTTGTCTGGGGCGACGATAGCCAGGTTGTCGAAGTCTACGCAACCAAGATCTATAACCCGGAATGGTCCGGCGCGGAAGTAACAATAACCGCAATTTAGCGTTATGAAACCGTTATCTAACACGCTAATAAAACTTGCGCGTTCATTTCGAAATCTTGTATTCTAAAAGTGTTCAAAACGAAGGGGAAATCAAATGAACGCACTAGCAAGAAAAAAGTTCAACTTAGAAGTAATCTGGGCGACAATTAGATCGCTAGAAGCAAGCCTTGTTTACAAAAAGAATCCAGCAGACATTGAGGCTACCAACAAACTAATAGCAAGTCTGCAAGAAGAATATGCCCAGCTAAAGCTAGGTGCCAAATGACTACAAGAACTAAAGACGCGGTATTCGTTACCGTTGTATTGCTAGGCGCTATCGCCGTATTTGTTGGCGATCTACACCGCACAATTCTCCAGGCCGTATGGCCGGTACTTATCGCTTACTTCGACTATCTATTTAGCTAAGGAGGAAAAATGCCACACACTAGAACACTAGATCCAATTACATCGCACGAAGCCGCCGCGTCGGTATCTGGCCTAGCCGGGTCGTACGCAATCATTCTTTACCTATTCCGCGAATACGGCCCAATGAATGACGAAGCCCTAATCCGCGCTTGGCGGTATGAAAACAAGAAGTACGCCAGCGATAGTGGCATTAGATCCCGCCGGTCGGAATTAGTCGCGTCCGGAAAGATTATCGACACCGGGGACCGCGTAAAAATGACTTCGGGCAGAAATTCCATTGTCTGGGACGTGGACTGGGCCAACCTATGAGCAATCCAAGCGAACAAATAAAAGGCGCTATTAGCAACGCTATCGAAGCGCTGGAACTAATCGTATGGAACCGTGGCTTCGAAGCCGCGTCCAACCTACTAGACGAACTATCTAACGAACTACATAACCAGGGCCAGACCAGCGAAGCCGAAACGCTACGTTGGGCGGCCAAAGAACTAAGGGGAGAGAATGAAACAACTAGCTAGGCTACTGGCCGAAGCATTTTTTGCACGCGAACTAGACGAAGATTACAACCTAGGTATGCGCTACGGCACTCAACTAAACCGCGAATCGACTATCACGCAACTACGCATTTTGCACGATCAAGCCGCTAAGCGCGACCAACCCGGTATCGCTAAGGCTATTCACAATCTAGGCGGTGGCGAATGGTAAAGATCACGTTGTGGGAAAAACCAAATTGCGTGCAATGCAACCAGACCAAGAAGGAATTCGACAAGCTAGGGATTATCTACCAGGTGAAGCGCTTGGATAGATCACCAAAGGCCGTAGCGCGTTTCTTAGAGCTTGGACTAATGGCCGCGCCAATCGTAGAAACCGACGACCGCCGTTGGTCCGGGTTCCGGCTTGGTAAAATCCGGTCGCTAGCAAGTCACCTAAAGAACGAACGTATGCGCGGGATAAACGTACCGCTAGTACCAATGGTCCAGGTGGCCGACGAAGTAGGCGAAGAATGAGCGACCTACAAGATCTAATTCACACAAACGCGCATAACGCTTATGGAATTGGCGTTACAACCGAACGTGAACGCATTATCAAGCTTGCAAAAAACCGAATTTGCTTCGATCATAAAAACGGTTGCGACCACGCTTCTTGTTACGCATTATGCGACCTAATCGAACTAATCCAGAAAGAAGAAAAATGAGCAACTGGGTACGAACAAACTATCGCCAAGCCATAGATCTACTACGGGACGATAAATTGGTATGGTCCCCGGATATGGACGCTATTCGTAAAGAGCTAGCCGATGTTTTCGACGAACACCTAATAGACGGCGACTTTAGCCACGGCACCCTAAACTATTTAGCGGAAACACTTCTAAAAGAAGAAAACAATTTAGCGATATAGGGGAACCAATGCTAGAAGATCTACGGCCGCCTACTTCTTTCCGGAGAAGTTGTAAAGTTGGCGCAATACTGGAAACACTAAGCCAATCAGACCAAGAGATTCTAACCGCCGCCATTTTCGATAGCCAGAATTGGCCAATAAAGACACTATCCAAGGCGTTAGCGGAGAAGGGCCTACAAATTAGCGATACACCGCTTACATCGCACCGGTTCAAGAATTGCGCGTGTTTTAGCAATGCTTGAGAATCTGCAACCAGCGCCTAAAGTCACCGCGCCGCCGACTTACCGCCCAGGTATTGAATTTGACGGCAACGAAGGCACCGCGACCACGCCGGGCTACGAACAAGAACCGGCTAACTTTGACGAATTTCTAATTAGCGCGGGCCTAGATCCCGAAGGTATAGAAGTAATTCCGCCTATTAGAACGTCCCGTTGGCAACAACGCGAAGAAGGGCCGTGGCTTACTTCGTATAGATTCACGTTCCGGCGTAAAGCCGCGGGCATAGACCTACCGCTACTTCTTGCGGAAGCAAAAAATAAGATAAAAGTTATACCGCCTAAGAAGGTAACGGAGAAATGCCTAGTAATTCTTTGGTCTGATCTACAAGTAGGAAAAGTCGATTACCGGGGCAATTCCCAAAGTCTTATCGAACGCGTATCACTAATGCAATACCGCCTAATGGAGAAGATAAAGGCGGAGAAGCCTAGTAAAGCTATCTTCGTAGATACCGGCGATACAGTCGAGAATTTCGGGAACGCCGCGGATTTACAACAGCTAGCAACCAACGACCTAAGCATTATGGATCAAGTAGATTTGAGCATTACTCTGGCGTATCAGACGCTTCGGCAAGTTGCAGAACGCGTCCCAGACGTAACATACGCTTCGGTGGGATCTAACCATTGCCAATTTAGAATCGGTAAACAAGTAATTGGTAAAGCAACCGACGACTGGGGCATATTTATTGGCCGGCAACTTGCCAGAATAAGTAAGGAATTATCCTTACCAATTAAGTTTCTGGAACCGCAACCGCACGACGAAAGCCTAGCTATTGACGTATTCGGAGACGGCTTCCATATTTTGGGTATCGTTCACGGCCACCAGGCTAAAAGGCCAGACGCAATGGCGACGTGGTGGCGCGGACAAGCGTTCGGTCGCCAACCGGTGGCAGACGCTTCGGTATTGGTCCACGGCCACTGGCACCACCTACGCGTAACCGAAATGGGATCTACACCGCGCGGGACTTCACGCTTCTTAGTGATGGCCCCGACCCTTGACAACGGTTCCGGGTGGTGGAAAAAGGTTACGGGCGAAGATTCAGTACCAGGCTTGGCAACTTTTATACTTGCTAAGGATCAAGATTTTACGGGGACGGTGTATAAGCTCTAATGCCAATCTATGAATTTACGTGTCTAGTTTGTGACAAAACCATATCTATAACTTTGGGCCTAAACGATAGCCAGAACTTAACTTGCCCAGAATGTGGCGAGATTATGAAGCGAAGTTACAGCTTCGGGGCCGTGACATTCAACGGGTCCGGTTTCTACGCGACGGATAAAAACAAATGAAGGTTCTAGGCCTAGTTCCGTTCAACATAATTCCGGCTAACTTCGGTGGCGCAGAACGCGCCCTAAACCTACTAGCCGCGCTAGGTAGCATAAAAACCATTGCCCTTAACTGGGAAGCGGAATTTGAAACTACTTACAGCGAAATGACATACCAGGTAATAAACGCCGACCCAGAAGCCCACGAACAAGCCAATAAGATCTTTGGCCAAGCCGTGTACACAATGGACGGCGTACCAGCGTTTACCGCTAAGCACCAAAACAAACTAAAGGCCGCAATAGCCGACTATGCGCCGGACCTAATCGTATTGGAACACCCGTGGCTATACCCGTTCGTAGGGGACACGCCCTATATCTACGACGCGCACAATGCCGAAGCGTTTCTAACATCGCTTAGGTGGCCAGGTTCTATCGACGAACAAATAGTGCGTGAGCTAGAAGAAGCGGCCGTAAAGAACGCGCGGGCGATTACCTATTGTTCGGAGCTAGACGCGCAGATACTACGCCAGACCTACAACCCAACCGCGCCAATGCACTACGTCCCTAATGGCACGGATCTACCGCCCAAGCTTGCCGAAGGTAAAACAAGAAACCTAATCTTTATCGGAAGCAACTACGGCCCTAATGTAAGAGCGGCCCAAGCCCTAGCCGACAACGCCCCGGACAACTACAACGTCCAGATACTGGGATTATGCGCTAAGCAAGTACGCACTAACCGCCCTAATGTAGAACTAATCGGTTACGTAGATAACGACACTATGGATAACTACCTAGCCAATGCCTACGCGTTCGTAAACCTAATGCACACCGGAAGCGGGACAAGCCTAAAGGTCGCGCGTGCAATGAGCTACGGGCTACCGATCATTACCACCAAGGTAGGCGGGCGTGGCTATAACGGGGTAATAATGGTAGAGCAACCCAACAACCTACCCGAAGCCCTAGAGTACCTAGCCAATGACTGGGACCAATGGCATTCACGTAGCCGCGAGTATGCGGAAACTATTTCGTGGGAGGGTATAGGCGATACGTTCCGCCAAATTGTTTATGCCAAAATTTAACCGTCCGTGCCTAACTTGCGGGACCCTATCTACCGGTAGCTACTGCCCTACTCACCTACAACAACTAAACAAACTTCGCGAAGCCAAAAGAAATACAGAACCAAGAAGGCAATACAAGGCCGCAATGTATGGATCCAGATACCGTGCGCTACGCCAACAAGTGATAGCCAACGCAACGCATTGCCATTTATGCCAAGCACCGTTCCAGGTAGGCGACAAGATAGAAGCCGATCACCTATTACCGGGCGACCCACTAAGCCCATTAGCCCCAGCGCACCGTCTCTGTAATCAAAGACGTGGAAATAAACCGTTGGCCTAAGCCGGCGCACGCCTAGAAACAAGCCCAAAAAAGCCCATTACCCCACCGCCGTATTTACGGGGACCGGGGCATTTTTTAGCATACGTCCGCAAACCTACCCTCAGCGCCCCGCTTTCGTAGAGGTTCGCGAAATTATTGCCCAAGCGATACACTAGATGTAGTGGTTGAACAACCTAGCAACCACAAGATGTAGGGGTAAGCAAATGCCAGCGGGACGACCTTCTAAACCAGTCGAACAAAAGAAGCTTCTAGGTAACCCAGGCCGTAGGCCATTGCCTAAAGCGGAACTGGACGTATTGACTTCGGGCTACGTTGAACCGATCCGACCGCTTGAATGGTCCGGTAAGCAACTTTGGGATTCTGTATTTAAGCACGGCGAACTTTGGGTAAGTAGCCGGACGGACGTTCACGTTTTGCAAATGACTTGCGAACAATTAGACCGGCGCGATTCATTGCTAGCCCTAGTGCCAGACAACCCAAACGACCGCACGCTAAATATGAATTTGAACGAACTAGAAAAAGCAATAGCCGCAAACCTAGGCCGCTTGGGATTCACCCCGGCAGACCGTTCGCGCTTGGGATTCACTATTGCCAAAACCGAAAGCAAGCTAGAGCAACTTAGGCGTATGAGTAATGGCGACTAATTGGCCACCGCGTTGGCTTACGCCGGTACCCGAAGAAACGCTTTATGGTTCCAGGGCCGAAGCCGCCCTACAATTCGTAGAACTATTTGGCGTTATTACTAAGGATTCAGTAGCCGGCCCAGCGGGTTCACCGCTAGTTTTGCGAGACTGGCAACGTGAAATTATCCGACGGATCTATGCCGACGACGGCGCGGGCGGATTCTTGAAACGCATTTCATACGTGGGCTTACCTAGAAAGAACGGGAAATCGGCTATCGCGAGTACCTTGGCCTTGGCGGACCTATTCGTTCTAGGTGGACGCGGAGCGGAAATCTATTCAATCGCGGCGGAAAAAGAGCAAGCCAGAATCGTTTTTAAGGACGCGCAACGAATAATCGAAGCGCACCCAGAACTTACGGCAATGGCCAAGCTTTACCGAGACGCTATCGAAGTGCCAGAACTGGGTTCGGTGTATCGCGTGCTATCTGCCGAATCGTATTCCAAAGAAGGTTTGAATCCGGTCGCCGTTTACGCCGACGAAATTCACGCAATGCAGACCCGCGAACTATGGGACGTAATGAGCTTGGCAATGGGAGCGCGTGGCAACCGGGCGCATATGGTTGGGATTACCACGGCCGGAACGCGCACCGATCAGACCGGCGACGATAGCATTGCTTACAGTCTTTACAATTACGGCAAAAAGTTAGCCAATGAAGAACTAACCGACGACACTTTTTTTATGGCTTGGTGGGAAGCGGCGGAAACTTCGGACCACCGCGTAGAAGAAACGTGGCAAGAAGCCAACCCAGGCTACGGGGATATTTGCGCGGCGGCGGACTTTACTAGCGCGGTTCGTACAACACCGGAAGCCGAATTTAGAACCAAGCGTTGCAACCAATGGGTAAACACTAAGTCCGCTTGGTTGCCGGCGGGAGTATGGGACGGGCTAACGGAGGAATTCGAACTACTACCAACCGACGAATACGTTCTGGGTTTCGACGGATCTTGGAAGAACGACAGCACCGCGCTAGTTGCGGTTATTCTCCCGCGCGAAGAAGGCGACGTGTTCCGCGCGTTCCGGGTTGCGCATTGGGAAAAAGACTTCGCCCTAGACGACGATTCTTGGGTAATCGACAAGAACCTAGTAAGTAAAACGGTTATCGACTTCTTCTTGGCTCACCCTAATTGCCGTGAGATAGTTTGCGACCCTAGCTACTATCAAGACGAAATGTACCAATGGGCCGAAGTGGGCCTAGCGGTTACGGAATACCCGAACACCATAAACCGAACCGTGCCGGCAACCGCCAAGCTAAACGAAGCAATTCTGGCCGGGAAGATAAAGCACAATGGCGACGCGGCCCTAGGCAGACACCTAGATAACTGCATACTAAAGATAGATTCAAACCGTGGCGCGCGAATCACAAAAGATTACCGAAACCCACGCTTGAAAATTGACCTAGCGATAGCCCTTCTAATGGCATATGACCGCGCTACCGCTAGACTAGAAGAACAAGTAACGCCGCAATTTTTTATTTAGGATCTTATGAAAAACCTATTACAGATAACCGGCGCGGTGGCCGTAACCCTTGGGGCCGGGCTTATCGCGTTGCCAGCGGGCCTTATAGTTGGCGGAATACTTATTACCCTTATTGGTATTAGTTTGGAGAAATAGAAGTGTTCGATAGGTTTTTCGAGAAGCGCGCAATTAGTTACCAGACCGTATTCGAATCGGGCGACGATATCGTTTTCGGCAACCTATCCGGAACAAACATAAACAGCGATTCAGTCTTTCAAGTAAATGCGGTGTTTAGCGCTATTAGCCTTATCGCAGACACAATCTCCACGCTACCCCTAGACGCTTACATTAGACGCGACGGCGCACGCTATCCGTTTAGGCCCCAGCCAGCTTGGGTTCTGCAACCAGACGTAGACCTACCACGCGAAGCCTTCTACAACCAGGTAATCGTTTCGCTATTGCTAGAAGGTAATGCCTTTATTCGCGTATTCTCCAACGACCGCGGAGAAGTAGTAAACCTAACCGTGCTAAACCCAAATACCGTAACGGTAAAGCGCAACGGCCTAGGCAGACTTCAATTCGTGGTAGAAGGCGAATCTATGCCACTATCTAGCGAAGAAATCGTATTTATTCCGGACGTAATGAAGCCGGGCGAAATCCGCGGTATTAGCCGTATCAAGGCAATGAATGAGACGTTCGGTTTGGCGCTAGCGCTAGAGCGTTACGCTTCGACCTTCTTTGGTGCCGGTACGAATATGGCCGGCGTTATTGAATTCCCAGGTATGTTGTCTGGTGATCAAGCCACCGCACTAGCGTCGGCTTTTGACAACCGACACCGTGGCTGGAAGAAGGGCCACCGCACCGGTGTTTTATCTGGCGGCGCTAAGTTTGTTGCAACCCAGACCGACCCGGAGAAATCTACTTTGGTAGATTCTCGCAACCAGTCAATCGCAGACGTGGCCCGCGCGTTCAACGTGCCACCGCACCTACTAGGGCTACCAGGCACCACAAGTTACGCGTCGGTGGAACAAATGAATCTTGCCTGGGTTACACACGGGCTTCGACCCGTTATCGGCAAAATCGAAGGCGCGCTAACACCGCTTCTTAGCCGTTCACCGGGCGGAGCCACCGCGTTTCTAAGGTTCAACATCGACGGCCTACTACGCGCAGATCTACAATCCCGCACCGCCGCTTATTCGACAATGTTGCAATCTGGCGCAATGAGCATAAACGAAGTGCGTTACCTAGAGGACCTACGCCCAGTAGTGGACCCAGCGGCCGAAGCACCACGCGTTCCGCTAGCCAACGTAAACCTAAACGCGGCAGATCTAACCGCGCTAGACAAGCGAATTACTATGGCGCAAAAGCTAATAAATTCTGGCTTCGACCCAGCGGAGACACTAGCCGCCCTAAACATTCCGGCAATCGCGCACACCGGACTACCGACCGTACAGCTACAACAAGCGGCGACGTTCGACCCAGAAAACCCTAGCGGCGCTTACGAGGTCCAGTAATGCCAATTATCTCTAACCATTTTTCCGTAGGCACGGCCGCGGTACAAATCGTAAATGCGGCAATGAATGGCCAGCACGTATGTATACACAATCACGAACATTCACAAAATAACAACGTGTATATCGGCGGTAGTGACGTTTCAATTACCAATGGCATACACGCCCAAGCAACCCTAACTAGCCAGATCACTATTGGCCCCGGTGATTCACTTTGGGCAATAGCCGATAGTGGCACTAATGAATTACACGTAATGGTGATTAGGCAAGACTAATGCCGTACTTTATTTCGGATTCTACTTCTTGCCCGGCTTGGGCCGTTATCAAAGACGACGGCGAAGTTTTAGCGTGCCACGATACTAAGCAATCCGCGATAGATCAAATGGTTGCGGTAAGTATTGCCGAAGGAATCGAACCAGGTGGCGAACGTTCGCTAGAGGTTCGCGAAGTAGACATAAGCGCCCCAGCATACTTTAGGGCTTCTGCCCGTCTAGGCTTGCGCTGGGTAGAAGAAGGTCGCGCCGGTGACGGCCTACTAGACAAAACCAAGCGCGAAGCTAGGGCAATGGCCGAAGGCCAGATTACCGCGGAAAAATGGGTAAGACTAAAAGCGTTTCTGGCTAGGCATATGGTGGACTTTGACGCACCGGCCGCAGATCCACAATCGGAAGATTACCCGTCGCCCGGCGTTGTTGCCGTGGCGTTATGGGGAGGTGGCGGAACTAAGCGTTCTGCACAAAGAGCTTTAGCCTACGCCGAAGGTGTAGTTGCTAGACTAGAGGCAGAACAAGAAGGCCGCACGGGAGGCGCTATTTTGAGTAAGTTAGAAACACGCGAGTTTGAGAACGGCTTAGAGCTTCGCGAGGACGGCGACAATATGACGCTAACCGGCTACGCCGCCCTATTTAATTCGCGGTCCGAAAACCTTGGCGGCTTTACCGAAACTATCGCACCGGGCGCTTTTACCCGAAGCCTAAAGTCGCGTGGAGATGTAAAGCTTTTGTGGAACCACGATACCGGCGCGGTAATGGGATCCACGCGCGCCGGCACTATGACACTTATAGAGGACGACAAGGGCCTACGCGTAGAAGCTACTCTACCCAACACCACCCACGGGCGGGACGCGCGAGAGTTGATTAAGCGCGGCGACGTGTCTGGTTTTAGTTTTGGATTCTCAATCCCAGCGCGTGGCGGCGACGAATGGAACGCCGAAGGCACCGAACGTACGCTAAAGTCCGTACGCCTTCACGAAGTTAGCCTAACCGCGTTCCCGGCATATCAAGGCACTAACGGAACCGCCCAGGTTCGCGGGCTAGACAAAATTGCCCAGCGCGCCGAAGTGGACGCGGACGCACTAGCCGACGCATTGCTAAAGGTTGAGCAAGGCGAACAAATGAGCCCAGACGACCGCGCACTTCTAACTAAAGTTATTGACACGCTTTCCCCACTACCAGAGGCCCCAAAGGTTGAAGAAGTGGATCTTGGCTTTTTAGAGCTAAAGAAGAAAAAGGCCGAACTACTATCTAAGGCTATCTAATGGCAACTTTTGACCAGGTAAAAGCAACAATCCTAGACGTAGCCGGAAACCCAAGCACGGGCGTAATTCACGAATACGCCGATAAATGGGCCGCGGCTATTGTTTCGCTGGATAGCGAAGTTGCGTACGACCTAAACGCCAAAGACGGCGACGGGGACGGTACGCTACAAGACGGGACGAAGTTTGAACGTTCCGCAAAAGAAACGCGAGTAACCAAGCCGGCAGAAACACGCTAACCCCTAAGCGGTCGCCGCCAAGCCCCTACGTTTCTTCTCCCCGGCTTCTTGGGCCGGGGAGTTTCTTTTTAAGCGTGCAGACGTGCGTTACAATTATTACAACGAGAGTACGCCAAAACTTTCGCGCGTTACAGAGCGTTTAGCGCCGTAATGCTTGCAGAGCGTTTAGCGCCGCATAATCCCAGCGAACTAATTATTAGAAAGAAGTAAGAATGTCTGACTTTATTAAGAGCCAGCAGGAGCTTCGCGCGAACCTATACGAGCAGATCAAGGACGTTATCGAATCTGCCGAGACCGAGAAGCGCGGACTTGACGGCGAAGAAATGCAGAAAATTGGCCGCCTAGAGGCCGAAATGGATCGCGCGGCAGAGACTATCGCAGTTGCCCAGCGTGCCGAGGAGCGCAAGCTAGAGGTGGCCGCGGCCGCTAAGGGCTTCGTTCCAGCGACCGAATCCCGTTCCGACGCGGAGATCTTCCGCGCAATGGCGCAGGGTGAGGTTCGTTCCCACGTATTCAACCACGAGAAGCGCGCGCTTATCCCAGCGACCGCGACCGTTCCAGTTGGATTCTTGGACCAGGTGTACGGCTTGGCCAGACTTGTCGGCCCAATGCTAGACACTTCGGACGTAATTACCCGCACTTCGGGCGAGTCTCTACGTATCCCTACTTACACCGCATACAGCACCGCGACCCAGTACGCCGCCGGTTCCGCTATCGCAGAATCGAACCCGACTTTCGACAGCGTTCTATTGACCCCTAAGAAGATCGGTTTCACCGTACAGATCGCCAACGAGTTGCTAACCGACGCCGGGTTCGACATCGAATCCGTTATTGCGGAGCAAGCCGGTAACGCTATCGGTTTCAAGATCAACCAGCTAGCCACCGTGGGAACCGGTTCAACCGAGACCCTAGGTTTGGTAGCAAGCGCAGGTTCGGGAGTTACCGCCGGCACCACCAGCTTTACCGCAGACGACTTGATTTCGTTGCAGTTTAGCCTTGACGGTGCGGCACGTCGCCTACCAGGTGTTGGCTATATGGCAAACACTTCGACCGTTGGCGCAATGCGTAAGCTAAAGTCGGACGACGGCGCTTACCTATACACCGTAAACGTTGGCGCACCAGACGTATTCGCTGGTTACAACGTATTCGAGAACCCAGCAATGGCAAACATCGGAACCGGCGCTAAGTCCGTCGTATTCGGCCACTTGCCAAGCTACAAGATCGTAACCACCGGACTAGAGGTTGCTACTTCCGCCGACGCGTACTTCGCGAACGACGTAACCGCATACCGCTTTACTTACCGTATGGACGGCGCGCTAACCCACGCTAGCCACGTAAAGTACCTAGTACACGCGTAAGCGATCCCTAAAAGCCGGAAGGCCCCGCGTTGTAGGTTGCGCGGGGCTTTCCCCTTTTTTGCTAGAGTATGACTATGGCAACCTACAAACTAAACGGCGTAGTTTCGTTAGCTACGAACACCATTGGATCACCTACCGGTTATGGCGTGCAAGCGCAATACCTAGCGGAGAAGCTACTAAAACACGGAATAAAAGTAGCCAACCTATCTAATTACGGCTTAGAAGGCCGTATGGAAAAACTGAAACTAAAAACTGGAGAAGTGGCGCATTACCCGCGTGGCTATTCGCTTTATTCCGACGATGTTATGGCGGTATGGCATAAGCATTTTGCCGACCAATTCCCGAAGCTAAAGTCCGTGCTATTTACGCTTTACGATGTATGGGTTTACAACAACCTAAAATTCGACGGCGAAATTATTAGTTGGGTTCCGCTAGACCACATTACGCTACCGCCCGGCGTTCGCAAGTTTCTTATGCGCCAGAACGTTACACCGGTAACAATGTCGCCACACGGTAAGCGCCAGCTAGACGCGGCGGGTATAGACAACGTATATATTCCGCACGCGATAGATACCAAAACTTTCAAGCCAACCTACGAAGTGTTTGGGCAACCAGTCCGCGAGTATCTACAAGTACCCGACGACGCGTTTCTAGTGTCTATGGTTCAAGCCAATAAAGCCAACGGCGGATTCTTTCACCGTAAAGCATTGGCAGAACAACTTATGGCGTTCGCCCTATTCCGCCGCACACACCCGGACGCGTACTTATACCTACATATGGAACCGTCGAAAGTATTCGGCGGCTTTACGTTGCCGGTGTTACTAAAGGCCGTAGGGCTTAGCGAAGAACACGTTCGCATTGCCGATACGGATACGCTACGCAACGGATATCCGCAAGACTTCTTGGCGGGCGTTTACACGGCTTCGGACGTGTTGCTAAGCGCTTCTTATGGCGAAGGCTTCGGCGTGCCGGTAGTAGAGGCCCAGGCGTGCGGAACCAACGTGATTACTTCGGGCTTCGCCGCAACGCAAGATCTAGCCGGGCCAGATTCTTGGCTAGTCGCGGGCCAGCCATTCTGGGACGAACAACAATCCAGCTTCTTCCAAATCCCGCTAATTCAGTCGCTTATTGACGCGCTGGGGCTAGCCTACGACGCGCCCCGTGGCGTTAGCCAAACCGCTATCGACTTCGCTAAGCAATTCGATGTAGACGTTGTTTGGGAAAAGTATTGGTTGCCGTTCTGGACGGAGCGCTTCGCTTGATACCCGTTATAGGGTTTGCAACCATTACTAGGTTTGATCTAGCCGAACGGCTTATGGCCAGCATAGATTATCCGGTAGAACACTTGGTAATTGTAAACAATTCGGGTAAGCAAACTTGGAAACCCACCAAGCCAGACTTGGTACAGAATCTTTGGCATATCGAAGTACCGTTCGGCCTAGGGCTAGTCGGAGCTTGGAATCTAGTTATCAAGTCCACGCCCTACGCGCCCTATTGGGTAATGGTAAACGACGACGCTTGGTTCGAACCAGGTGCGTTAGAAATCATAGAACGCGAAGTCGATACAAACGCGCTAAATTTTGCAGACGTAGACCAGACACCTTGGGCCGCACCAATCTTTGGCGAAGGTTGTATTGCCAAGGCCGGGTTGTATGACGAAGCGTTTTACCCTATCTACTTCGACGACAACGACCTAGAACGCCGTATAAGAGCCGCGGGCGTGCCGGTAAAGCAATTACCCGTTCGCATTAGACACGAACCAATGACAACCCGCCAAGACTTCTTAGAAGCCAATGCGCGGACTTGGGCCAAGAACGAAGTACGCTACCACCAAAAGATAGCCGACAACGATTATTCAGTACACGGCTGGAGCTTGGACGTTAGAAGGGAAAACCGTTGGGACTAACTATTTACACGGGCGGAACGTTCGACCTATTTCATTCCGGCCACGTTGCCTTTTTGAAACGTTGCGCGGATCTAGGCGAAGTCGTGGTAGCCCTAAACACCGACGAATTTATAGAAGCGTATAAAGGTCGCCCGCCGATAATGCGATACGCGGAACGTGAAGCCGTGCTAAAAGGTTGCCGCTACGTTAGCCGTGTAATCCCAAATTATGCCGGGAACGATTCTAAGCCGGCTATTTTGGCCGTCCGTCCGGACCTAATCATTATCGGTTCCGACTGGGCGCGCAGAGATTATTACCGGCAAATGGACTTTAGCCAAGACTGGCTAGACCAATACGGAATCGGCTTGGCTTATATCCCGTACACCCAGGGCATTAGTTCAACGGAGATAAAGCACCGACTAGCGGTAGAATAAACCTATGGCTATTACAAACGGGTATTGCACGCTAGCGGACGTAAAGGCGGCGTTACGGATCACCGATAACGTGGACGACGCGTTGCTAGAAATTGCCGTGGAATCCGCAAGTCGCCAAATCGACGGTATTTGTGAGCGCGTATTCTTCCAGACTTCGGCCACACGCGTTTACGCACCGACCGATTCTTTTACTTGCGATATCGACGACCTAGTTACCCTAACTACGCTAAAGACTTCTAGCCAAGCAAACGGTACTTTCGACATTACTTGGGCTAGCACCGACCGCCAACTGGAACCACTAAACGGACTATCCGGCGGAACCTACCGGCCGTTCGACACTATTAGGGCTATTGGTAATTACCTATTCCCACTATGGGATCCAAAGTCCACTAACAACAACGAAGCAACCGTCCAGGTTGTAGGCACGTTCGGTTGGTCGGCTATCCCAACGGCAATCAAGCAAGCCACCATTCTTTTGGCAATGCGCGGATTTAAGCGTTACGATTCACCCCTAGGCGTTGCCGGGTTTGGAGACTTGGGCGTTATTCGCGTAGGTAAAGTAGATCCAGATATCGAAGCCCTACTAATGCCATACAAGAAGGTTCGGTTCGCGTGAGCATTGCCACTATCCGCGACGGGTTAGCAACTAACCTACAAACGATTACCGGGCTAAGGGCCACCGCGGATATCACCGACAACCCAACGCCACCCATTGCCATAGTCCAGCTAAACCGCGTGGAATACGATAACGCGTTCAATAAAGGCTTGACTATCTACAATTTTGTAATTTCGGTGGTGGTCGGTCGCGCTTCGGAGCGTTCAGCCCAAGACCGACTAAATGCTTTCGCTACACCGTCCGGCGCAAGTTCAATAAAGCTAGCGGTTCAAACAGACCGCACGCTAGGAGGTTCTGCCTATGACGTACGCGTTTCCGAAATGCAAAACATCGGTGCGGTATTATTAGGTGGAGAAAACTATTTGGCGGCGGACTTCGCCGTTCAAGTGTACGCTAACTAAAGGAGAGAATCGTGGCCAAGTTTGTCGCTACCGATTACACAATCACTATTAACGGAACTAACTTTTCCGACGACTTGGCTGCCGCTACCCTAGAGATCACCGCCGAGGAGCAGGAAACCACCGCGTTCGGTTCTGGTTACAGAACCCGCATTGGCGGCCTAAAGGACGCTTCGCTTAGCTTGGACTGGCACCAGGACTTTGGCGCGGCTTCGGTGGACGCTACCCTATTCCCACTATTGGGAACCCAGGCTACCGTTACTATCAAGCCAACTAGCGGTTCGGTTTCCGCAACCAACCCAAGCTATTCGATGTTGGCCCTTGTAACCCAGTATTCTCCATTTGCTTCTAGCATTGGGGACCTATCTACGTTTTCCGTGTCGTGGCCGGTAAGTGGTACCGTGACCCGCGGGACTACCGCATAAGGAATAGAAAATGCAAATCAACCTACAAACAACCTTCACCGACGGAAGCACCAAGTCAATTTCGGCCATTGCGCCGGACTTGGTGGCTTTCGAACGTGAATTCGATCTAAGCATTGCCCGGTTAGAAACCAACGTAAAGCTAACGCACTTGTTCTATCTAGCGTGGCACGCCGAGAAGCGCACTAAGGCTACCGCCCTAGACTTCGACGCGTGGCTAGAGACTGTCGAAGGCATTTCGGATACCGACGTAAAAAAATAAAGCCGCTAGGCGATAGTTCCATTCATTGGACGCTAGCCGTTCTAGCCTACGAATACAAGATAAGCCCGCGGGAACTAATGCAATTAGATCCCCGTATGCTTTGGACTATGGGCCGCGTAATCGAACATATAAACCGCAAGCAATCCCGGCGGTAGAATTGTAAAAGGAGGCGCGCGAAATGCTAAAGCATACAACGGACACGGTAGACGCTACCCAGGTTCGTAGGGCGCTTAGCCTTCTAAAGTCGATAGAAGAAGAAGGCGTAAAGGATCTTAGAAACCAACTAAAGACCCGCCTAAGCCCACTTGCTACGCAAATATCTAACGCCGCGCCACCGGTCGGAGAACCGCCGCTAAGCGGTATGCGCTACGGTCGCCTAGGTTGGGGACCGCGTAAAGGTGTCGTAGGCTTTACGCCCGGTAAGAACCGCGCTAACGCCACTAACCTAGTAGCTATTCGCGTTCAATCGGTGCCACTATCTGGCCAGGCTGGTTTTATGTTTGCCGAACTAGCGGGAACTAGATCCAGCGGGTCTACGCCCGAAGGCCAAAATTTTATTTCGGTATTGAACTCACGGTTTCCATTGACGGGTAAAGGCGGTCGTTTCTTCTATAAGCAATTCCGACTACTACGCCCGGACATTGTAAAACTTGCGGAATCTATCTTAAATACCACTTTTGAGAAAATCGACGCGGAGCTAAACAAGTAATGGCAATTAACTTACCTATCGTCTCCAAGTACGATAACAAAGGCGTGCAACAAGCCGAGGGCGCTATTGGCGGGCTTGGTAAGCAACTAAAGGTTATGGGCGGAATTCTTGCCGCCGCGTTTAGCTTTAGAGCCGTAGGGCAATTCGCCAAAGAATCTATCGTCGCCGCCGAATCGGTTCGCGAAGCAAACAACCGACTAGGTGCGGTTGCCGAATCTATGGGGATCTTCGGTTCTGAAACCGACGCGGTAACGCAAAGACTAATTGACTACGCCCAAGCCAACGAACTAACGCTTGGAACCGACGCGGAGGTAATCAAGCAAACCCAGGCCAAACTTCTAACATTCAAGGGCCTAGCCGATACCGCAGACGATACCGGCGGAGCTTTTGACCGCGCAACGCAAGCGGCCGTAGATCTAGCGGCGACTGGTTTCGGTTCTGCCGAGAGCAACGCTACCGCCCTAGGTAAAGCACTAAACGACCCAATAAAGGGTATTACCGCGCTAGCCCGGTCCGGTGTAACTTTCACCGCCGCCGAAAGAGACAAGATTAAGGCCCTAACAGAATCGGGCGACCTCCTATCCGCGCAGAACATTATTCTGGGCGCTATCGAAACCCAGGTCGGCGGAACCGCCGCGGCCACGGTTACTTCGGCCGAGAAAATGACGCTTGGCTTCGACAACATAAAAGAAGCCGTTGGCGCGCGACTTCTCCCAACTTTTGATATCTTCGCTAGCTTCTTTGTCGAAACCCTAGTACCAGCGGTAGAAATCGCGCTTACCAAGTTTGACGAATTCCGCGAAAAAGTAACTGGAATTTTCGAAGGTGCCGGTGGCGGTGTAGACGGCCTAATGGCGCTACTAACTTCTTTCACTACGACCGTTACCAAGTGGATAGAAGGCGACGGCCTACAAACATTACTGAACAACTTCTTAGAACTTCGAACCCAAGTAATAAACGCCTTAGTCGAAACGCTACCGGGAATAATTGCACAAATTGTAAATGCCCTAGTAGCGGCGCTACCGGCAATCGTAGACGCGCTTCTAGGTATGATCCCTACGCTATTGGAAACCGCGCAACTTGTATTCGAAGCGCTGGTAGAAGCGACGCTAACAATTATTCCGCAACTACTAAACGCCATTGTCGATATATTGCCACAAATTGTAACTACCCTTATGGATATGTTGCCTACGCTGGTTACTACGGCACTAGATCTATTTATGGGACTAATTGAAGGTTGGCTACTAGCAATCCCAGAACTGGTTCTAGCCATTATTGACACGCTACCAACAATCGTCGGAGCATTGGCGGAAATGCTACCAGGATTAGTTACCGGAGCAATCGACCTATTCTTGGGCCTTATTGACGGTTTGCTAAATGTTTTGCCAGAACTAATTACAGCGTTTACCGACGATGTTCTGCCGTCGCTAATCAAAACGCTAGTGGATCTAGTTCCGGTTCTAGTGCCGGCCGCCATACAACTATTTTTTGCGCTAGTACAAGGTTTGGTAAAGGCAACGCCACTAATTCTAAAAGCGGTGTTTGGCCTTATCCCAACTATCGTCGGCGGGCTTCTAAGCGGTATTGGCCAACTAATTTCCGCTGGTTTTCAACTACTAATGGGCTTGGTAAAGGGCTTGGTAGAGAACGCCCCGGCGGTAATCGGAAAAGCCGTAAAGGATCTAGCAAACCTAGTAACCGACGAATTCAAGAAACTTTTGGGAATCAAGTCGCCTTCTAAGGTATTCGAAGGGTTTGGTAAGAACATCGCCCAGGGCCTGGTCGGTGGCTTGGTCGGTTCGGAACGCATAGTAGAAAACGCCGTAGACGATCTAGCGGCCGTGGCCCTAGGCGCAGGTGGAACCATTGCCCTAGGTTTGCCAGCGGTGGCCGAGGCGGGTTCTATGGCGGCCGGAGCAACCGGACTAAAAGAATCTAGCGCGACTTCAATTATGCCGTCGTCGGGCGGTACCGCCCCAAGCACTAACACCTACAACATAAACGTAAACGCCGGTATGGGAACTGACGGAACTAACGTAGGTCGCCAAATTGTAGACGAAATTCTAAGGTTCGAACGTGCTTCGGGCCGTGTATTCGTAAGGGCCTAGTATGCCTACTAACGTAGTAGAAATCGGTTTTGACGTATCGGGTTCGCCACTAGCACCGTTCGTTACGTTGGACGACCCGGTAAAAGGTTTGCTTGGATCTACTGAATACGTTCTAGGTGGAACGTTGTATTACGACGTAACTTCTAAGGTTCTGGAATACGGCATAAACCGCGGTAAGTCCCGCCAGCTAGACCGCTATTCCGCCGGCCAGGTTCAAATAAACCTAGACAACACCGACCGCACGTTCGACCCGCTTTACGCTGGTTCGCCCTACGCCGGACAGATTATCCCGCGCCGTCCGGTAAGAATTACTTCTAATGGCATTAGGCAAGTCGTTGGATCTATCGACGACTGGGACCTAAGTTACGAAATCCGCGGTCGCGCTATCGCAACCGTAAAGGGTTCCGACACAATGACCCAGCTAGCGAACCAAACGCTACCGGCGCTAACCAACGTTACCCAGCTATCGGGCGCGCGCATAAACGCAATTCTTAGCAATCCGCAAGTGAACTTCGATCCGGACGCGCGAACAATAGACGAAGGCCAAACAACCCTACAAGCGGACACCGTGGCCACAGGCGCTAACGCACTTCAATACATACAAAAGGTAGCCGAAACCGAACCAGGTTCCTTTTTCATTGCCAAAGACGGAAGCGCCAGATTCAAAGACCGCTTCGGTAGTGCGGCCAACGGGTCTACAACGTTCGCAGACGACGGCACCGGGCTACCGTACACAAACCTACGCGTGGTTTATGGCACCGAACTTCTATACAACGAAATTGTCAGTACCCGCCTAAGCGGTGGCACGGCGACGGCTAATAACGATAATTCGCAACTTCAATACGGAATCTTCAACTTGACGCTAGACGGCCTTCTAATGAATGACGACACGGCCAACGACAACTTGGTAAACCTACTAATCGCCAAATACGCCAACCCGGAATATCGCTTCGACGCGCTAGACGTAGAACTAGACACGCTATCCGAAGAAGATCAAGATACTATTTTGGGCTTGGAGCTTGGCGACGTTGTACAAGTCAAATTTACGCCGTCGGGAATTGGCGACCCAATCCAGCGCACCGTTGAGATTATTCGCATTGCCCAGCGCAAGACACCGACCCAGCACATCGTTAGCCTAGGCTTGGGCGGTATCGAAGCCGGGTTCTGGAGACTGTCGGACCCATTCTTTGGTAAACTTAGTGCGGGCAATACTCTCGCGTATTAGGAGAAATAGAAAATGACTGGTTGGAAAGACTGGACCGTTGGGGAGGTTGTAACCGAACCCGACTTCCAAACGTACGTCCAGAACCAGGT